GCAGCCGTGCCCAGGGCGACACCCATCAACCCCTTCGTCGTAGCCTCTGCGTCGGCGTCTACGGCTACCCAATTCGTTCCGTTCCATACGTACACCGCCCCGGCAGTGAGGCCCGTCGTAGTTCCGAACTTCACGACGTTGCCTTCCACCTCCCCGGCAGCATTGACCGCCGTGGATTGGATGGTGTACTGCACTTCGGTACCCTGACCCGCGCCGAGCGTTACCTGCCCGTCCGCGTTGGTTATACGCAAGAAACCATCCCCCGCCGCCGTCAGCGTCGTATTAACAAACTGCCCCGTCGTAGCGTTGTTGATCAGCACCTCACCCGCGGCAGGAGTGCCGGTGATAGTCACGTCGGAAAGGCCGTCGAGGTCGGAAGCTCCGCCCGCACCTGTGGCCGCAATCGTTACCGTCGTTGCGTCCTCGGTGATGGTTACGTTCGTTCCTGCCGTCAGGGTCTTGTCCTGCGGGACGCCGGAAGAGTCGCCTATCCAAATGTTCCCGTCGGGGAGGTTGGGCAGGTCGTTCACCCTTCCCGCTCCCGTTACGAGTATCTCACCGCTTGCGGCGGCCTTGGTCACCTTGGCCACCTTTTGAATCAGTGCCGTTCCGGTGGGCTTGGTTGCCGTCAACGCTCCGGAGGTACCGACGTATAGCTCGTCGCCAATGGTAAAGGACGAGGTGTTGATGCCGGTAATTTCTCCCGCGATGACGATGGTTCCGGTGTTGCCGTTGGCGATGTCGTCCTTTGCGATTCCAAAGGCAGGCATGGTCGAGGCGGAACTGTTGTCCGCGTCGGCCACTTGGGTCTCGGTGGTATGCCCGGAGACGTACACGGGCGAACCCTTCGTGATGGTTGCGCCGGTGTTGTTGATTGCCGTATATTGTAATTCCGTTGCGTTGCCTACGCTGATCCCGCTCGACAGGTTAGCGAACGAAATCTTCTTCGTCTCGCTTGCCGAGTCGTCCACGATGACCAGCACGTCGTCGTTGGCGACGGAAGTCAATTCGGTAAGGTCTGTAATCTTGCTGTTTGCCATCTCGTTTCTGGATATACTCCTGCAACTTCTCTTCGGGTGTCATTAATAGCGGATGTTGTAGCTGCGTAGGATGCGCTCTACGAGCTTATCGTCACGGTAGGAGGGGTAGATGTTCAACCCTTGGGTGTAGTTCCTTACCGTGCGGCATAATTCGCCCGGCCCTTCGGCGTCGAGTGCGCTAAATAGTCCGGTGTTGTTGTCGAGGTAGTCGATCATACGCTCGATATGGAACAGGCCCAAGTCCTTCGCGCGGTTCATGAGGGGCTTCATGTCGCCATACGTTGCCGCCGTCGATTGCTCCGAGTCCATAATCGTCACGCCGTTGTTGACGATGCGCACACGGATGAACGGCAGTGCCTCAGCGAACGCAAGCTGAACCAGTGCCGGGGCGATATAGGACTCCATGAGCGTTTCGTCATTGCCCGTGATGGTTCCCGCCTGGACTTTCGCTACGAGGTCGTCGTAGAGCGATTGTCCGAGGGTGGGGAGTATGTGCATCTCCTGCGCAAGGCGGATGTACGGCTGCAAGATTTCGTCGTCTACCGGCCCACCGAGGGCGGTCTCCTTCTTGAGCTTCGCCGGAGAAATAAAGAGGATGAGGTTCGCCATTTTTATCCGTTGTATCCGTCAGTATTTGACCAGTTCCCACGACCATCGAGGAAACCGCGCCCGGTCATATCGCGCGGGCGCTTGGCCACGAGTGGATCCTGTGGCTTTAGGCGCTCGGCGTCGGGTCCGGCGGCGCGAATGATGCGCTGGGCCTCGTTTACGCTTACGCGCTTGTTGTTTTTCTTGAGGTACGTCCTACGCTGCCAAAAGTGACGGCACGACCCGCCCCCCTTGTACTTTAGGAGGTCGTAGGTATCTGCCCCCCTTGGACCCCATCCGGGATTCACGGCACGCTGTGAGGCTCCTTCTATGTCCTCCTTGCGGTACACCTTCCCCGCGGCTACCATCTTGCGACAAAACTCCCGGCTCTTATCGTCTGACGTACTTGGGGCGTAGGCGTAACGAACCTTTATCAGCTCGGTGTCTTGGTCGCTCTTTCCAGCTGGGTTGGAAGACGGAACGCGGGCGAACGTCCATAGGGCATCCAGTTTTTCCTCTTGGCTTTCGTCGTATTCGCGCTCGTCAATAAGCTCGTATTCGTCGTCCTCGTCTTCTCCAAGGTTGATCAGGAATTCCGCTGCGCTATTGAGGTCGGCATCGGTTGCGCTGAACCGTTCGAGTCCTTCCTTTTCCTGCTCGTCTACGTTCTGCGCCTGCACCGCGTCCACATCGATGAAATCGGCGGGCTTGAGGGTAGCAAAATAGAAGTCTAACGAGATGCCGTTCACCGAGAACAGGACGTTCAGCCCGTCCAATAGGGTGCGCTGGTAGGGTTTGATGACGGTATTCTGGAATAGGCTGAACGCGTCCCGCAATTCCTCCGCGTTATTGCCGAATCCGGAGCCGTCGCCACGGATACCAAACAGAAGGGGCGAGGTCACGCGGTGGCCAGCCAAAATCTTTGTGGTGCATTCCTTCGCAAGGAACTCATACATCCCGTCGTTGTCGTTCGGGTTCACTGGCGTCAACTGTGGAGCCGAATCTGAACCGTCGTTGAACGAGATGAGCAGCCGCCCGGCGTTGCCGGATCCCGAGAACTTGTCGTTTACGTGGCGTTCGATGGTCCTCCTTTCCTCGTCCGTCGGCACACCGTTATTGAACGAGAGCAGCATCGACGGGAAGAGGCCGTTCTTGATGTTGTTCAGGTGGAACGTACTGATCTCCCGGTCCAGCTCGACGTAATTGGTAGCCCCGACGTAATCGGGCAGACCGTAGTAGAAAATGCCGGGCTGGTATGCCTTGATTTGATAGATGACAGCCGGCTCGGTTCTGTCGTCGTTGTCATAGGCGGGGTACTTGACAGGGGCGTAGCGTGCCTCCCGCATACGCGACCAGTCCGGGGAAACGTAGTAGCAGTCCACGCGCCCCTGGGCGTCCGCGATTCCGGACCGTACCGTATGGGCCGGAAGGAATCGCAGCTCGGCAATCTCGGTCCGTACCCGGTTCCAGATGACCTGTACGTAGCACTGGCCGTAAAGTTTCAAGTCGAAACAGAGCTGCCGCAGGATGTCCTCATCTGAGTTCTCAAGGAGGCGTTGCGTCTTTAACCACTGGTCAGGGTTTTCGTCCCTGTCCGTGGCTTCGAGGCCGTCGCCGTAGATCATCTCCGAAACGCCATTTACTACCGCCGCTTGGATACTTGACCCGAGGTACAAATCCCGGAGGTAGTCGCCGTAGAGGTTGTCGTACCCATAGTCCACCCAATCGCGCCCGGTGCGCTCTTGGAATAGGGGCAGCTCGTGCGTAGGTAGCCCGAAGACGTTGAACTCGTGTCTACTCATAGTAGGTGAAGGTTTGGGCGTCGTCGGGGTACTCGGCGTAGGTTGTCTCTTGGTACGCTTCCGTCGTTGTCGTGGCATTCTCTTGGAGTATCAGGTCGCCGGTTTCCTGCGCAAGGAAGTTGCCGGATTCGGTGAGGAGGATTCCCGTCTGTCCGCCGCGGGTAAGGTACCCCAGTCCCTTTTCAAGGATGACATCGGCGGCGGTAATATCGCGCACATCGGATGACGAAGCACGCTCGACGATGCGGTACTGTATGAACCCCTCCGGCCACTGCGCCCCACTGAGGTCGGCGGACGTATCGCCGGCGGTCTCTGTCGCATCGAATACGAAGGTGGCAAAGCGGTCCGTAACGGTCAGCGTCCGCGCGTTCACCATTACCGTTTTATCGGTGGTGAGGCTGGTTATCTCCATCCCCAGCGCGGCGATGGTAGCCCCGTATTCCGCTACGTTGGCTGCGCCCCGCTTTTCCTTCGGGGTCAGATAGACGGTATTGGTAACCGTCGCGCCGTTGTTCTTGAATACCACTATCATCGTAGGGGGATATAAGAAAGGGCCGCCAATCGGCGACCCCTTCCCATAAACACACAAAGCAACGGAGAGAGTTAGCCCGTCGTGATCGTCGGATTCGAGGCCGTCGTGAGCGCGTCGAACGGATAGTCGGCCGTTCCTACGCCCGCGGTAGGCTCAATCAAGTAGTAGGGTGCAGCCTCCCGACCCGTGAAGGTAAGGGTGCTACCGGACATCTCATTGCGTGCCGCCCCGGAAGTGAGGGTGCCGCCGTTGAGGTCCATACCGTGCGTGGCCCCAAAGAGGAACACGTTATCGTTGTTGTCCAGCACGAAGATCTGCGAGCGGTTGCGGCTGATGAGGCGCAGCTGCTCCGGGTCGGCCTCCGTATGCTTTTGGAGGACGAGGTTCAGAGTCTGCTCGAACAGCGAGGCCCCCGTCGCAGGGTCGCTCTGGACGTTGACGGTGAAGGAAGACAGGTCCGGGCGAAGGTCGTACTGAAGTACGGTCATCGTCGGAAGGTCCGTAATAGTGAACGTCTCTCCCGCAGTGGTCGAAACGGTCGCCGAACCCGCTGTGCCGTCACCTGTTCCGGCAGCGGTCACAAGGCCCTCCGCGAAGGTCGAGGCGAAGAATACCTTCGTCAGACCTCCGAGAGCGTCCTTGCAATCCAATGCGCGGCCGAGGGTGATAGTACAGGCCATGTATCAGGTGAATGCGAAGCCAACAACGCCGTCCGTAGGAACGGCAGTCTGCACACCAGCGGCGAAGTCCATCGAGACCTTCACGTTATCGCTGCCGTCGTACTGGTAAACAGGAATCAAAGAAGCGGACTCGTTGCCGGTGTAGGCGTTCGTTCCGACCACGATGTTATCGGGGTAGGTGAACACGATCACGTCGGCGGTGTTCGGGATACCGGCAGTCGGGTACACGGGGTATCCGAGGTAGGTCACCGTCTTGAGGTCGCGGTTGTAACCCATGTCGGTACCCTGCGCGGCGATGGCCTGCTGCATGAAGGCGTAAGCCTCGTAGGAGAGGTAGAAGCCGGCTCCGTCCTTAGCGAGGATGCCAGGGGTAGCGGCTACGCCTGCGAATACCGTATTCATGTTGCCGAGGATGTTGGCAGCGGTGAATGTGGCGTCCGTTACGGCCTCGGTAAAGTCAGCCATAGCGGAGGCGTCGATTCCGGCCTCGTCGATGGTTCCGTCGTTTGACAGAAGGCCCGTACCCCAAACCGCTCCGGCGTCGGCGGCCCACATCA